ACTTTAAATTCAACAGGCAGCTTTGTGAGATAGACACCTTTTGTATCAGTCTCATCAAGCATGTGTTTACGTCGATCAACTTGTTTTGCATCTAGTGCAAGCAAAGTGCCTGAAGCAAAACGGGTGATAATTTTTGTCTTAAACTTTAGGATATTCATTTTCAAACCCTTATTAAGGCCGCATCCTTGCGGCATCCAACCTACGGTTTAAGTCATGGTTGCTAAACAAGCATTCTGCCAAAAACCATAATCAACATTCCGCCATGCATCGACACCAACCTGAACCGCATCATTGTCGAAGGCATATTCTGAATCTAGCCATTTCATAAGCAGATTCACGTCTGTTTCTTGTTGACGAATAAGAGCAGACGCGCTCCCATCTGTGCGGAATATTGGGAAACGATCAGTCCAAGTTAATCGCGCATTAGTAACAACTGAAATATTCAGGTTGGCCGGAACAAGGCTTTGAATATCTGTCCCAACTGGCACTTTGAATGCTTGACTAGCAGTAATCCAAAGAGAGGTTGGAACCATAACCAAGAAGTTTTGCGCCAATTCATTCATTGGCTCGCCACGATCATCCTTAAAACCAAGAATAGCTTGGATACCCTGGACGGTAACTTGCTGGAATTCTTCAACAGATGGGGCCGTAGTAGAGCCATGAACAGAGGCGGGCAAAGTAGAAATATCAATAGATATATCATTGTCCTGCGCTCCGCTATCGCCTTCTTCGTGGTCAGTATCAAAGAAAAATTGACCGTCATAGCATGTGGTTGACTCACCGGCTGCAATTTTGGCTGATAGTAGGCTTGCCCAATGTGCATTAGCGCGCTCAGCCAGGTTACGAATCCGTACCATTGCTTGGCCAGATTTATCCCGGCGAAGCTCTTTAATCAGGATCCCGATGGTTGCTTCAAAATGCTTATTTTGCACAGTGAAACCATCTTCACGAAAACCCTTAGCTTGGCGACCACCGACCCATTCACGCATCGCTGGTGATTGGCCAATCCAGTTATAGGTTTCTGAATCTTGATCAGAGTTAAACTTCATGGAAAGAGCTTCAATCCAGGACGCACCCAAACTTTGCTCAAGTGTTTTGTAAAATTCGCCGGTTACGTCCCGGCGTGTAAGGTTTGCGATTGACATTCTATGTTCTCCTTGCCGCCTCCCGGCGGTAATTTAGGTCGCCCCCCCGGCTAACCAGGGGAGCTTGCAGGGAGCCTCACGGCTTGCCCACTAAACTTTTAAGCGATAGTCCAAGTGCCACGTTGTCCCGTGATAATGTAGCCGTCATCACCACCCGTATGCAGGATAGAGAAATCACCACGTTGTGCAGTAGTCTTTGTGTTATCCAACAAACCACCATCTGCGCCGGTATCATCTGGCCCGCTAATTTTGTCACCAGCAGCTGGATCAATACTTACAAGGATGGTTCCATAAGCACCCGCATTGACAAAAGCGCATGTGATGGCTGTCCCAGCTGCATAGGTCAACAAAGTGGTAACAAAGGCATCAGTATCAACAAAAAATACTTTACCAGTATCCTGAATATCTAGCGTTTTAGTGCCTGATAATGTTTCAGCCAAAAAGCCTTCCCATGGATCGACATAAACGCCAGCGTTAAACTTGACGACAACAACGCCAGAACTTACAAACCGATGGACAAACCCGATAAAAACGCCGGCTGTTTTGATGAATGAAAAGGCATTGTCATCCTGAGCATAGACCGGCTGGCCGACGTCTGTAATGACCGCACCAGTAACTGAAAGCTGTGCTTTGCCCTCCTCAATTACACGAACATTGATAGCCGCAGCGGCACCGGCTGAATTATCTGCCGGAGCTTCTGCAAAACCAACAAACCGATCAACAGAGGTGAGTGGACGGGCATGGCCTGATGCAATTACAGCGCCAACGGCTGAACCCTCATAAATGATATCCGACGCAATCATTGGGAATTCGTTTCGCTCCCCAATTTCAAAATTGCGTGGTGTATTTTCTGCCAAGGTAGTCATACTATTTGATCTCCTTCAATGGGAATACGGTATCTCTCGATATTCGCTATTGGTTAATGCTAGCCGTGTACTTTTACCTGGTTGTTTTCCTCGGCTCTTACACAGGCAATAAAGCTTTCAAGCCCACCACTAAACTCAGCGCGGATCATAGGATCAGTATCCCATTCAGCTTTACAACGCTCCTCAAGTGGCAAATTTTGGTCAATATTTACTACATTATCAGGAGCAGCGTTATCAATGCTCGCCACAGAGCTACCATCAGCCTTTAAATTATCCAGATGGCCTTTGCGCGCTGCATTTTCAGCAGCCACGACGCGCATAGCGGCTTCTGGACCTGTAGTCTTGCCATCGGCAACCATTTCAGCAATTACCGCCTCATGGCCCGGCACAAGCTGGGCTTCAACTGCAGCAATACGGTCATGCTCACCTTTGGCACCAGCTGCTGTTGCAGAAGTAACCAATGCAACAACGCCAGGCTCGGTTTCAAGTTTAGCCCGCACTTCAGTGCGACCCTCTTCCCGGAAAAAGTTTGCAATCTCCGGGTGTTTTTCCGCGATCATGTCGCGTGTGATATCAGCCATGGAATTACCCTCCTGTTGACTGGGTTGTTTACCGGAGATACCGGCATTTTTAATGACAGTGGGATTGCTGCCAACTAAATTTTTAATACACTTGCTTGATACAACACCATCCAATGCGGTCACATCACACTGAGCAGTAATAGCAATTTGTTCAACCACCTCATCAGCAAAACCGAACTCGCCTGCTTCAGCTGCCGTCATTAATGTTTCTGATTCCATTAATTCGGTTAATTTGCTTGGTTCTAAACCAGTTTTAGCGGCGTAAATACTATTAATGCTTGCCTCTGTTTTATCCAAATCATCAGCCATAGCTCTATGATCATTAGATGTCCCATCTGTTGGCCCTGATGGTTTGTGAATAAAAAATAATGTGTTTTCAGGCATGACAACACGACCAGCCATTGCAATGACTGATGCAATGCTACCGGCTAAGCTATCTATAAAAACTGTTATATTCGCCTTATGTGCAACAAGGCTATTATATATAGCAAGCCCTTCTACAAAGTTGCCCCCTGGCGAGCTGATATGGACATCAATATCCTTATCCTTTATTGCATTTAACTCTCGGATAAACCCAATAGCTGTAACACCATCACCAAAAAAGCCGCCGCCAACTATGCCGTAAAGCATTATTTTAGTGTTTTCAGTTCCTTTCTTTGCTGTAATGCTATACCAGTTATTTTTCATGCCATTCTTTTAACCATAGTAATAGTTCGTCATCATCCGCATCATCTTCATCTAGGATAAGACCCTGGCCTATTGTTGCCTCTGCTGGTTCAAACTCTACAAGCAACTTAAACAAGCCATTTATATCCCAATTAATGCGAATATCGCTGCCATTTGCCTCTACAGGGAAACCATCAATGCTATCAATGTAAGCAATCAATAGCGGTACTTCCTGGCTTCCTGTTGGAACCATCATTAAGACAATGGCTCCTGGCTTACCGTACATTACGTTTCCAAATATCATTGGATCAGCTCTAGCCCATCCCTCAACAACCCTGCGACCTAATAGCGGCCTTGTCATCAATACGGCACCCGCTGGAATATCAGATAATGTGCTGTCATTTATCTGATTAGGCTCATACAACTCTGTGTCAATCAGCAGCGCCTGTATATCGTCCATCTCCCAACTAAGCCACCTTTTCAATAGCGCCGTGCTGGATGCTCTATAAACCAAATCAGCCATTTGATGCAGCGTCGAGCCTAGCAATCAACTCCTTAGTTTCAGGCTTTCCGTTCAGTCTCAAGTGCGCCATGATCGCGTTTACTTGTTGGTTACTTTTTTGCTTACTTAAATCAGTATCCTGTGTGCCTGGGGCCGGTTGACTTGGATCAAGAATAATCCCGTCTGCGATCCTTGCCTGTTTCTCTTTAGCCAGGCGCTTATTAACCTTGTCCCACTCGTTCCCGCGTTCACTTGCATTCTGTGCGCCTGATTTCCAGCCCATCTGCTCAGCTTCTTTATCAGCTTTGTTCTGCAGCACTGGATTCATGTGCTCGCGTGGCGGCCCAACCCATATAGCACCAAGATAAGCATGCCTGATAGCTGGATCTTTAAAATAACCGGGTGCAGCAATGCGACCCCGGGCAACAGCCTCATCCATCCAAGCTGCATAGACGTGCGCACATAGATTCTTGCCCAGCCATTGGCGCGTTGATTTGTAGAACTTCCAGGCCTCCATCATGGCTGCCTGTGATGCTGAGAATGAGCTATTAAAACGCTTGGTTAGCACCTCATAGGGTAGTTCGAGCGCTGCACCGACCTGCTGAAGTATGGCGATAATGAATGGATCAAAAGCGGTATTTGGCCGGGTTGTATTCGGCATTTCAAACTTGTCATCGGGGAATAGCTGGAGGGCCGTACCTGATTTTAGATTTACATCTTTGTTTTTATAAAATTCGTTGCTTTGCTCTACATATTCAGAGGCATTCAAACCACCAAGCCCTTCACCGGTCTCTGTGGTGATAATAAACGTGATTAGAGCCTGCTTTACGGCAGCATCTACTTCAGCATCAGTGTATTTATCCAGTTGTTTTAATAGCTCAATTACAGGCGCTTGATCTGGTATGCCACGGGATTGGCCGGGTCGCTTCATGCGATAAAGATGAATTACATTGCGGCGGCCAGATTTAGCACCAAAGAAATCAAGCCACCTTCCCTCACCAGAAAGTGAAGCTCTATCACTGCCAGGATGCTGATCTAATACCCAACAGCGTTTTGGTGCACCGTTTGAATCGCGCTCTATACCACCTGCCATGGTTGCGGTATCGGCTGTATTGTTTTTATTTACAACACGATCAGCTTCAATTACTTGGAGCTTTAAAGAATAAGGCGAGCCTGGCCGCTCGATAAATGGCATGGTCACTAGGCAATCACCGCTATCAAGTGCGGCCCTATAGGCAAGCTCCTGAATGCCATAGAAATCTAGTGTCCGTGCTGCATGGCATTCCTGAGATTCAGACCAAAAACGATACTCACGCTCCGTGGTAGCTTCCCATGCATTGGCTTGGTCATCTGTGAGGCCTAGTATTGCACGGTCAATTGCAGCTTGTAGGCGTAGTCCTGTTCCTACAACATTGGTAACCTTGGTATTGGTCGCCCCAGCTGCTATTGGAGCATTGCGAGCAAGATCACGGGTGCGCGCCCTAAGTGTCGGCAAATCGTCAAGCAGATCAGCATCAGCATCACCGCTGTCAGGGTTAAATGTTTTCGTTGCATCCCGGCGTTGCGATGCGCCTTTATTTGCACCTGATAGCGCAAGGATGGTGCGCCCTTTAAGTCTCTCAACACCTCTGATTGGATCAAAGTGCGAAACGACGCGGTCAACCCAATTTAATCGCGCTATGGTTTCACTCATGAGGTGATGATCCCATGCCCACTAATACGTCCATTAGCGCCACGGGATAAAGAAATTACTTTCTTGTCCCAATAATCTACGGTTTCACGAATAGATTTAAGATCTGCGCGGGTAAGTGACCGACCGGCGATTGAATACGCTTGCCCACCTGCAATTTTTTCTTCCGCATCGAGCCAAAGTGCAAGTTTTGCTTCTGCTTCTGTTTGTGAGATTCCAGCCATGCATAAAAGCATAAACTAGAAAAGTATTAAATAGTGCCGCTAAAAACGCCCAACATAAGACGTATTGTCTTACCTATACGACAATTTGTCTTATGATCTATTTATTATTACGAAACAAGTCCCTGTAATTTCTTCTCTCATGTATTAACCGCACCATAACACTAGCCCAATGTGGTATATCTTCACCATTTTTGCCCCACTTAAAGATAGTATCTTTGCTATGTTTAACTAATAGAGCAAAGCAGGTTTTATTCATATCACAACGCTCTAGCGCCGCTTCAAATTCGTGTCTTTTCATCGCTTCAAACCCGCCCATGGTGATAGTTTTTTACCTGTTTTAAGTGTTTCTTCTGCCGCGTCAAGATCTGGATCAAGTAATAGGAACGCCGCATAGCCATATTTACGGCAATCATGTCCCTCTGACCTGGCATATTCCTGATAAACGTCTATAGCTGCGCGGCCTTTAAAGTATTTCCTGCGAATTGTCATTGCAGTCAGCTGTAAAAAATATTCTTCATCGCGCTCAATTGGGAAATGTTGAAAGCCAGGGCCATGCTCTGTAACCGTGTTCAGTAGCTGATAGAGGAATGAACAAGAACGATCATTACCAATCAATTCAGGCGCTGCCGTTCCTTTCTTTTGCCGCTTGCGCATTCTATTCAATCGCTCGGCCCGCGGTTCAATGATTGCCTTTTGACCTGACACGCCTTTAACCGCATACCAGTGCAGTTTCTTTTGTTTCTTGATGAATGCGTAAACCTGATTAGCCCAGTTGCCAGAATCCACGCATACCGCTGATATATTCAGCTGTGCGCCGCCTTCGTGCTGGTAGGTATTTGATAAATGGCGTTCAAGGTCAAGCCAGATTTGATCCTGAACAGGATTTCCCCAAAGCACTTCGTATTCAATAGACCAGGATTCATTCTCCCGGCCATAGCCGATAACCTCCAGCTCTATGCGATCAACCTGCACATCAACACCACAGACCAAAACCAACACACCCTGGGGGCACTCAGCTTTGAATATTTCACGCCTGGCTATGAGTGCATGTGTGGACGCTGTTTCGCCTGGCTCCTTCCACTCTTCAGCCAACACTGTATTGACGTAAGTAATCAGCTCTTCAGGCTTTGCCTTGGCATCAAGAAAGCCTTTAACGATCTCCATTGGTGTACACTTTGGCGTGAGTCCATACCCAGCCCACACCCAAAAACCAATATGACCATCAAAAGTAGGCAGGAAAGTAAAGCCATCGGTAGCCGTCCACTCCCAATCCTCGCCATGCCAGCAACAACCATCAAGCATAGAGTGATGATATTGATGGCCAATTGATTCCCGACAATGAGGGCATACCCATACAGCACTGTTTATATCCCCATCATCCCACTTTAGGTAGGCAACTGGGATCTGCTCACCACGTAAAACCATTGGCTCATCAGTTGATGGCTCTCTAAACTTGCGAATATGCTCGCCTCCGCAATGCGGGCAAGTTAGAAAGCAATACCCCTGGCTAGATTCATCCCATAACTTCCCGATTTTGGAAAAACCGCGAACAGTTGGCGTTGATCCGTAGCCTATCTTGCGGTCAGGCTCTGTCTCTGCCCTGTTTGCTGCTAGTTTAAGTTGCTCTCCCTCTTTGCCTGCTGTTGGTGGCCATGCATCGACTTCGTCACCAAGAACTACGCCAACTTTGATTTTACGAAATGAATTAGGAGAGTTAGCACCACGAATATAGGCAATGCCACCCCTGTAATGCTTTTGTTGTAGTGTATTTTTTGAGCTTCTAACAGTTCTTTGCGCCACGCATTCAGTTAGTGCAGGCGTGCACTCAATCATAGGGTCTAAATCATCCTTGCTATACTCATTAGCCGCCGTATCTGTCGGCTGAAGCATAAGGATAGAGCGCGGATCGTGTGCAATATAATATCCTTTTACATGCCCTAGAATATGCGTAAATCCCCAGCGAACCGATTTCTTTACTGTGACCTGCTCAACCCGATGATGGCTGAAAGCATCCAGCACGGCGCGTTGTGTTGCCCTGGTTCGCCATGGGCCTCTATCCATACCGTCATCTATTAAGCGGCCATGCTTATCAGCCCACTGTGATACCGTTAGATTGGACGGCAGGCGAAGCCCAGAATTAAAAGCGGTGTAGCAGCCTTGATCAATCATCATATAATTCGTATTTACGGCAAATCTTATCCATATCTTTGCGTGCTCTGAATGTCGACGCTTCCCTCTCCCAAATACCCTTAATCTTTATATACCTTGTTCCAGGTAGAATCTTCCAATTCTCAGCCCTAGCCTTGGCGATTATCGGGCGATCAGCAAGATCAAAATCCTCATCACATAAGCCCGCGTTCTCAAACCAGTCAGAAGCCATGCAATGGTATTCTTTCCTAGCTTTAGGGTTTGTTTCCGTGCTCACATCCCAGCTCATAACGTAACTCCCGTGCTAACCATCAAAATCAACTAGAGCAATTCGCCTCCAGCAGTTTGTTTAATCTCTTTTATGTGCCCAGTTATTTTGGGCGTTATGCGGCTAGCCATTCCTTAGTCATTTTCTTAACATTGTCCGGCGTAACATCTTCGCCTAAGAACATGCCGATAGCTGCCATGCCTTCTCCAAACTTCTCCGATGGCTTTTCTCCACTACAGCAAATACCCCAGCCGCTATTGGTATCAGCTAAGGCCGCACCCCTTCCTTCGTGCGTTTTAGGGTAATTAGCTACTCCGGTTTTAAACACTTCAGGCCATATAAATTGTGATTTCATTCTATTCTTCTTCGGAGCGTTTTGTTCCATAACAAAGCAATTTCACAGCAGACTTGCTACTGTGATGCTTGTGCTAAAGTTAGCCGCACAAGCCGAAACCTGTGCGACATCACAGCTCATCACTCCGTTGCTTTTGCTTCTTCTAGCTGCTCTGGCAACTTCTTCTGCACGTCAAATTCAGGCATGTCATCTTTACCTCTGATCCTTAGCCCGAGGTTATCGCAAAGAGTATCAATCTGCTTTTGAAGCTTTTCATTACCTTCTAGGGCGAGATCAATGCGCGTCTTTTTGCGAGGCCTATCGCTGAAGAAAGGCTGTATAATCATGTATCCACCATTGACCTCAGCTTTTAGCTTTCTAATCTCAACAGCGCCTTCATGCACGAAGTTATTAAGTTGCTCAAGTTTTTTTTCAATTTTCTTCAACCGTTTTTCGATGTTCATATCATTATCGCTCTGTAGGTAAATCGGTGGCTAAAAATAAATCAACCAGACCCTGAAAGTCATGCGCTTTTCACCCGGCCACCGTGCGGGCGCTTCTGGTTTTTTACGTTAATTGTATCAATTAACCTCTATCAGCCCTCGCGGGTAATAATGCATTGAATCAAAGTCAAAATTATCTTCTGGATATTCAAGACAAAATTTAGGGCCAAATAATTTAAAAGCTATCTTGCGGCCTTCGTTGGAGCTGCTGCTAGTTATCACTGCCACACAGTCTTTATCAAGCGTTTTACCAGCCACGCTATGTACATGATCAAACCCGAAAGTCACATATGTTTTCATATGAAAATCCTTAGTTAAAAAAGCTAGTAATATGGCTTCAGTTAAACACCAACGCATTTATATATATCGTCTACTGTTTCCCATTCACGGAAATGCGCGTTGTTTATTTCCAGTCCGAAAGCCTCCTCAACCACCATCACCAGCTCGGCAAGGTCCAGAGAATCAGCCCGGAAATCTTCTACAAGCCTATGCTCTGGCTTGATACCCTCTTTGCTGATGCCGTAAACACTCTGATAAGGCCGAATTAATTGGTTGCATATAATTTCATTCGCCTTTTCTTTCTTACTCATCACTAACCCCTCCAATTGCATCACGCAACATGAGGCGTAAGGCCTCTCGCATCTCTCGCACATCTGTAATGGTTGCCAGCCGATCAGCATATTGATCAGGAAGCCCCATCATGGCATCTCTAAACCTTCGGCCATCTTCAAAAGCCTGGCGCTCCGCATCTTCACGCAAGATAAGAAGGCGGGTTGTTTGATCAAGCTCAATTTGCGCCTGTTTGACTTTGATAGCCTGCAGCTCTGCGCGTGATACATAAAAGTCCTTTGCTTCCTTTGGCTGCTTTCCTGCCCGCTCATCAGCACCCGCTTTATGGCCAGGACATTCAGTCTCTTCTAGCCTTTTGTCAGAGGCGGCTACATCCACCCTGCGGCCAGCCATGACAATACGGCCAAGCTTTTTCCATTCGCCAATAGTTTGTGGCCTGACACCCTGGCGGCGGGCATACTCTGCCTGTGTTACTAATTCGGGCATCTCAGATATTGCGATTTAGCAGGCAAAGTCTTGACATAATAAATAATCAAAAACCGGGTGGCTGAAACC